AAGGCAGCCTCGAAGACCTCCAGGCTGAGGAGGAAGAGTACCGCGACAATATCCCTGAGAATATGCAGGAGAGCGAACGCTATGAAAAGGCAGACGAGGCCTGCGACAACCTCTCCGAAGCCGTAGATAACCTGGAGGAAGTCATCAGCAGCATCGAGGCTGCCATTGAGTGAAAGGAGCGAGCATGGACGATAAAATCATCATCGACCGCATGGAAGCGGAAGAATTTCTCTCGATGCTCATGGACGCTGCCAAGCAGGACAACCCGACCCGTTACTACAGTGCCGCCCAGATCATCGAAAACATTGCCAACGACTTCAAAGACCTCTGCAAACTGTAAATCAAGGCTGGCCTATCGGCGCGACGGGGAGAAAGGAAATGGCTATGACTTATCTTGAAATCCTCGGCTGGGCCCGCAAGGGCGTCATCGCCGAAAAGGAAAACTATCGCCAGATGCAGGAGAAGGCTTTGGAAGGGCAGGCGCACGACATAGCCGGTCATTGTCAGAAGATGATCGACGAGTTAGACGTCCGGCTCGCTACCCTCGACGAGATCGAGGAACTGCACAACAGAAAGTGAGGTACACCATGGAGAACAGGTTTTGGACGGTCACCTATCGCAATCGTGACAACGACCAGCGGATCACCGCCGCCGTATTCGCGGCAGATCAGCGGCAGGCGCAGGAAAAGGCTCAAGCCGATGGCCGGATCGACGACCGCGAGGTGTGGGAAATCGAGAGCGTCGAGCCACACGAGGAAACGCTGGCGCGGATTCTCGTTGCTGAATTCAGCGAGAAGCAGCAGGGCGGGCATTTTGCCTGCCCCCGCTGCGGGAAGATGACGATGGATGCGGAGAGCGTCACCCGCAACGCACTGAGCCGCAGGGCAACGGTCCATATCTGTGATGCCTGCGGAATGCAGGAGGCCTTGGAGGACATGATGGACAGCATAACTCCGCTGACTGCATGGGCTATCGTCGCCGCGCCGGGAAACTGGCGCATGGAGGAGGGCGGCAATGAGTGTGAAGCGTGACGACGAGCTGATGTTCTACACAGAGTGCTGGCGTGAGCTGAGGAATTTTCTTGCGGAGGTCGTGCGAGACAACACGGGAGAATATCCCTTCGCGCAGGATGTCTTGAATCTGATGCGCAGCATCGAACGGAAATACGAGGGGTGCTGATATGAGCAAATCTTGGACGCCCGAGGAACTGGCCGCTGCCAGTGCCGCGATGAAAGCGGAGGGCCACATGAGCTACGAGGAGTTCTGCGCCGCGCCAGTGCTGCGGCTGGAACACAGAGGCCGCGACAGCTGGGGTCGCCCCGTCTACGAGTGCGACGGTCGGCTCTATGTCGATGTCGACCCGCGCCGGAGCAGACCGGCCGACATCTGCACGAAGCAGGGCAACGCCTTTGACGGTGAGCCCTGCGACCCTGTTCCAGAGGGAACGATCATTGAGTTCGTTCCGGAGCGGGATACATGGGATTTTTGAAAGGAAAGCGCAGCGGCCACGCGCAAGCACCTCTCTCGCCGCCGTAGGTGAGTTGCAACACGCCCTTTACATCGCGGGAGGGTAGACGCACACCAAAGCCGCGAAAAGCGCCACAGCGCCCCATAAACGCGAAAGCGCTGAAAAACAGAAAAAGCCCCCTCGACAGGACGGTAAAATCCTGCGAGGGGGCTTTCATTGTGCGGGGCGGCATTCAGATGGCGGGGCTGTCGATACTGCCGTCGTTATCCGTGTCGGTCCGGAAGTTGTTTGCCTTGGCTGCCTCAAAGGTGATTCCTCCGCGCTTGTGGTCGGACTTCGCAAGCGAGAGGTAGCCGTTTGCTCCGGCGATGATGATCGCCTCGCCAACGCCGGTAGCGGCGGTGAGCCATGCAGCGGCGGCGGTATAGCCGCTCTTGATGCACAGATACATGAGGAACAGGCATTCCTGAACGATCAGCAGACCGGCCAGCATCGCCAGCAGGCACACGACCTTGCTCCATTCGACCTTGCGCTTCTTCGCGGCTCTGCGCTTGCGCCTTGCCATCAGCTCAGCCCAAACTTCTGGGCGAAGCGGTAGAGGACGGTTGCGAACTGCTCGCGGGTCAGGAAGTCCTGCCACATGAAATTCGCCTCGCCGTTGGGGAGCTTGCTGCCGCCGACCAGCAGGCCGGTTTCCTCAACGAACTTCCGGCCGTCCGCGCTGAAATTGCCGCAGTCATTGTCCTGCAATTCCGCGCGGTAGGCATTCATGGCAACCTTGAACATTTCGTTGAATTTGTCCTGAGTGATCTCTGCCATATCTTCTTCCTCCTTTACGAGCGACCAGTCCGGCGTACCGTAGCCGCCGATCTGCGCGTAGTTGATCGAATAGTTTTTGTCGCGTACCATGCCGCCGTTCGGAACGACGCCGGGGGCGCTGGAGGTATTCCCTTCGATGGTATATACCCTGTCGCCGGACACCTTCTCGACGAGGCCGGTGTGATACATGGATTTCCCTCCGTCGTTGGTGAAGAAAATCTGATCCCCCGGCTGGGGGTTGCTCTTGTGGAAACGGCCGACCGCACGATAATAGCCTGCCGACTGAGTGCAGCCGGCGCCGTACCCGCCCATCGGCTGATTCGTCATCTTCATGGCGACGCTGAGGCCGAAGGTCGTGATATAGCACCAATCAACGAACATATCGCACCAGGCGTAGCCGTTTTTCAGGAAGTTGTAGACGCCGAGGCCGTCGAGAAATGCGGCATACTTCGTCCAGTTCCCACTACCAGCGTTGGCAGTCTTGCCTTCCAGCTGGGAGTTGGTGGCCTTTTCGATGTATCCGATCTCGGCTCTGGCCGTGGCGATCACTCGCTCAATAGCGGTCATGGGTCATTCCTCCTTCGGTGCGTCGGGGGCTTCATCAGTCTTTTCCTCCGGCAGCGCGGCCGGTGTCTGATCTGTGCCGGGCGTTGCGGTCAGCAGCATATCTTTCAGCTTACCAATCACATCAACGGCATAGGCCGTGAATGCCGCCAGCATGACCAGCGACACCGCTGTCATCAGATTCACGGTTTGGCCGCTCACCTCCACCACCATCAGATCAGGGTTGAGGTACCCGGCGAAGTAGACCGCAATCAGCGCCAGAGCGATCACGCCGCCCTTGATGCAGCCGTTGCGGAACTTTACCAGATCCCATTCGCAGGCGATAATGGCGTTGATGGAGCCGAGGGCGATATTGGCGGCGATCAGAAGCACCAGTCCGACGGCCAGCCGGATACTTGCCATATCCAGAAAATTCACGGTGACTCCTCCTTATTGCAAAAAGTCGTTGCTGTCCAAGCACCGGCGATATATCGTCTTGATTCGGTCACTGGTCAGCTCTGTTACATTGTTTTCAAACTCCGGGTGATCTTCGCAGTATCGCTCATAGGCAGCGATGTCCCGGAGCGTTTGGTCGAAATGATCTTTGGTGTGGCGCTCGCCGTGGAGACATTCATCGCCGAAGCGTAGAATGCGCGCCCGGCAGTTGACGGCTTTTTCCTCGGCCATGCCAGACCGAACGCACTGCAGCTCGCTTTCGAGCTTTCCGACCTTCTCCAAGACCTCGCTGTTGATAGCGCGCCCGAAAGCCTTTGCTATTGCAGACCACGGATTGATTTTGATGGGGGCGAGCTGGAGCAGCGTCAGCAGCACAAACAGCGCACTTCCTCCACCAAACAAAATCTCCTTGAGCGTCATCTCTCAATCCTCCTCTGCGCGTGATAAGAAGGGCAGCCCCGCAAAGGAGCTGCCCTCCGTATCAATGCCGTGGTCAAACGGTGACTTCGAGATCTGCCAGGATTTCCTCGACCTGCTTCCGAATCAGATTCGGAACCTGGTCGATGGTCTTCTTGCCCTTGACGATCAGGGTCGCGTAGACAACTGCCATAACTGCTACCTCCTTTCCCATCAGAATGTATAAAAGAAGGAGCCGAAGGCTTTTCATAAGCCCTCAGCTCCATTCTTGCTATTTTCGAGGATTTCCCGGACAGCCGCTCGCAGCGGGTCGGGAACTTCCTCAATCGTCTTTTTCCCTTTGCGGATCAGGTCTGCGTAGACCTTCACCATGTAATTGCTCGCCATCGGTTACTCGCCTCCTGTTGTAGATGTCACGGCGACGATCTGTTCGTAGACATCGCATAGCGCCATCTGTGTATCGGTGACCTGCCCCTCAAGGCTCGTCACCTTTTCCGTCAATGCCGCCTTGTCAGTTTCCAGATCGGCTACCTGCTGCTGCAGGGCGGGGATGGTTTTGCCCTCCGCCTCGCATAGCTTGGCCTGCGCCAGATAACCGGTATAGTTGCCGAGGATGTCGTCGCTCAGGCCGTCGTACATCTCCAGCTCCAGATGGTATTCGTCATACTGCCATCCGCTGACGGTCAGCTCGTCCCGCTTTTCCTCGAACGGCTCGGCGTTCTCATAGAAGCGTACCAGGGCTACCCCCGGCTTATTAGGCTGCTCCTCCAGCGAGAAAGCGTTGCTGGGCGCGTTGTCGCCTCTTACTCTCATTTCGCACGACCTCCTTCAGGTGTTTTACTCCAATCGGGTCAATGTACTTCACCCGAATTGTATGGCTATTGCAGTGTTTCAGTTGCCCGGCGCGGCTCAGCAGCCCGGAGGCCTGGGCGAACATGATGGGCTTTCCCGCGTCAAGCCGCTTCTTCACGCGACGGCATTGGCGGGTGAAGCGTAGGAAATTGCGCTTACGCAGAATGATATGCGTCCGGGAGAAGCGATAGCCGACCGCGCTCACCATGCGCTTTGCCGTGGGGTAGATCTGCCAGTTGGCTTTCATCTCCAGTCCGAGCCGCTGCTGCATGAACGCGGCAATCAGCTTCCGCGCCTTATGCAGTTGCTTCTTGTTCGGCCCGAACAGAGTGATGTTGTCCATGTAGCGGGTCATGTACTTCACGCCGGGCAGCGTCATGATGTACCGATCCAGCGGCTCCAGATAGAAGTTCGCCAGCCATTGGCAGATGTAGTACCCGATAGCCAGCCCGCCGCCGCAGGATTCGATGATGGAATAGACCGTCCGCAGAAAGCGCTTGTCCTTGATCTTCCGCGCCAGCGCCCAGATCAGCCGCTTGCCGGAGATGCTGGGGTAATACTGCGCGACATCCAGCTCGGCGGCATACTTCGTCCCCTTCGGGTCGTTGCGGAGCACGCTGCGGATCTTCTTGTGGATTCGCTTCCCGCCGCGCCCGGGGATGGACGCGCAGGACCACGGGTGCATTCCGCGCATCAGCACCGGCTTCATGGCCGTGACCAGCATCCATTGAATGATGCCGTCCGGCCAGAACGGGACCATTTTGATCTTCCGGTACTTCTCGCTGCTCTCATCGTAGATCTCCCTGACCTTCGGCACCGAGGGGACAAAGCTCTCGGTCGCCACCAGCTCATAGGTGCGCTCCACATACCCATCCAGATCTGCCATTACGCGGGCAATGTCCTTTCGGTTTCGCCGTCCCTTGGATGCGTCCAGTATGACAGCGCGAATGAATTCCCGGTCAACCATCTTGTCATAGAGATAGCCGACTCTTTTCGGCATAGGATTTTCCCTCCGTCCTTGTTTGCCTGCGAGATTGTTCGAGCCGAAGCCTACTAAATCCCGTCCTATGCGGCAATATTTTCACCAAGCGGTGCGGGAAAGCCTGCGCGAGTCAAAAGAAAAACAAGTGGTCGCGCACCGACGTTCGAGTTCGAGTCCGACGAAGAGTTGTTCGCGTTGAAGTAGAAAAGGCCGGCATTGCCGCCGTTGTTCCAGTTGCCCCCGACGTGGAGGACACGCCAGCCAGAGTTGTAGTTGGCGTAGCGAACAGAGCCTCCGGTGCATGGCGCAGGCAGTCCCGGAGATAATTATACCTCCGGCCTGCCACGCATACGGAAAAACGGGAGAAAATAACAGAATACGTTATTTTCAAAAATCGTGTCGACGGGGCTACGCCCCGTACCCCATTCAGCTTTTGGGCTTGCGCTTATGCCGCCAGCTGGT